TCTTCCGCAACAACTATCTCCGTATTAGCCTGATCAGCAACATCCAAGTCAATTAGCTTAAACCGAGGATGGCTAAGAAGATGAGCGATATTAACGTGATTCTTAACGCTCAACCTACGGACACCAGCAACAATAAGATGCTCTGTATTCTTCAAGAGGTAATCAGCCATAAAGCTGCCGTCTTGTCCTGTAACTCCTGTAATGATTACTTTCTTCATGTTTTTAATAAATCTTCTATTGAGTACATTTTCCTCATATAGGGACTAACGTCCTTCAATACGCTTTCTGCCATATCTCCCTCTCTACGAGGCGCATACTCAAAATTAATATCTAGATTGTTACTTGTCTTAAAAATATTAAACATCTCTAATACAGAAGTACCATATCCATGACCAAGATTCTCAATCTTATTGGCTGGTTTGTCTATAGATAATTTAATCGCTTCGCAGATCTCGTTTACATGGACATAGTCCCTAATACAAGTTCCATCTTTTGTATTGTAGTCTTTACCAAAGATTTTAAATACGCCAGTCTCTTTTGATTTTACTAAATTGTAAAATAATCCATCTGGGTTTTTTACATCAATACCATCTGAACCAATCACATTGTAAAATCTAAAAATAGTATAATCTATACCCTGCTCCTTACAGGTTTGTGAAACTATTTCTTCGGCAACTTTCTTCGATATCCCATAAGGAGAAGCCATCCCTTCAGCAGCACCAGTGGAAGCAAAGATAAAATTATTAGTTCTTATATGCTTAAGAATGTTTAATGTTCCAACAATGTTAGTTTCGTAATACAATACTGGATCTTTAACAGACTCACCCACTCTCATCTCAGCAGCAAGATGCACCACGCAATCAAATTTTTGATGGTATTTTAGATATTCTGGATTGCGTATATCTGCGTGGATAAATTTGACAGGAATTTGAGTTTCGTCTTTATCCAAACCAAATACTTTGAATTCAGATTTAATTATTTTTAATAAGTGAGAACCTATATAGCCAGAAGAGCCAGTTACCAATACAGTCTTCATTTTAAAAAAACTTCCATGCTTTGAATTTGATCGAGTAAAAATGTGGTATCCATACCCATGCTTACTATTTTATAATCTTTGAACTTATTTTCAAGCTCTTCTTTTATATTAGATACAACATGGACGCATCGTTTTTCTTTGGGTATTTTATTCTCAAAGTCAGATATGATGGATTTATATTTTGGGTTATCCCAATCTGCAACGCAACCTACGTCAGCAGATAAATCATAAGGGCCAAGCATGAAGTAATCAAAGTTATCTTTGATAGAGTCCAGTAAATCCACCCCCGATCTTGTTTCAATCTGAGCGATAAGCTTGGGGTTTCTGTTTTGCAGTAATTCTTTTTTGCTCCCCCAACTATTCTCACACACAAGACCTTGACCTCTTTTCCCAAGTGGAGGATACAAACACCAATCTAAAATTGACTGAGCATAATCTTCGGAATTTACTGTTGAAAAGATCACGCCATAAAGCCCAGCGTCCAAACAATGTCTGACTTTCGTTTTATTCATTTCTGAAAATCTAACAAAAGTCTTTTTACCAGCATAATTCGCTAGTTGAATTAATGTCACAAGGGTTTCAGAATTAAATACTCCATGCTCATCGTCAAAAACAATTCCATCAAAACTGCTTTGACAGTAGATTGTAGTGATTTGGCTGGAGGGGATTTGTTGCCAAAGCAAATTCATTTTTTGATTGCAATCCAAGTTGAGTTATTCCAGACCCCCAATTCTTCAACTAACCCTGAAGGTTTAATAACTTTATTAATTGAATCTCTAACCCCAATCATTTCAAAATTATCAACCAAAATAAGTCCACCTTTTTTAACAAATTTGTTATACAATTTCCAATCAGAACTACATCCTTTTTCTGTGTGTAAGCCGTCTATATACAGAACGCACAAATCTTTAATTTCAGTATCAATTTTAAAATTTTCATCCAAGCTGTCTCCTTTAATCAAGTTAATCTCAATTAGTTCACTAAACTTTTTGACGTTATCATACACTATTTTCATATGGCCTTTACTATTTTTATCTGAATCAGCGGGATAATCAGGATCATTAAATTTTCCATAATAACCTTCAAATATATCACATCCATAAGCCACGCCATCAAAACCAGAGTGAGCTAAAGCGCACAAAGAACCTCCATACAAACAACCAATTTCTAAATAACTGTCAAAAGTTTTATCCGAATAGTCAAAAAATTCTTTTAACAAAAAAATAAGAAAAGAAGAAGACTTACCAGTATTTAATTTAGGAGAATAACATGGCCTACCAAGCATATTATCTCTAATATAGTTCAGTTCTTTAATGACTCGATCTTTATTCGATTTAAGCTCTCTATCGCAGTATTCTATTATGCTTAATTTATTCATGATTTTTTAAAATGTTCCAATCTTCTTCTGTATCTATGTCTAAATTATAAGGAAATCCAACTTTAAAAACATAGGGATTATTACCTATCCTGTTATGCATGTCTAGAACTTCAGGTTTAAATGTGTATAGATAGGAATTTTCACAGTACCACTCTGGTAAGTCTTGGGTCTGCTCAAGCTTTACTGGGTTATGATTAACGGGACACAAGCCATACTTTTCTTTTCTCCAAAATCTTTTCTGAACCACATCTACAGAAAAAACAGAATCAAATCCTTCTTTGATTTTGAAATCAGAAAAAGTGATGTGATTAACGTCGAGAAGTGGGGACGTAACATGAATTTGGCAGATAGTATCTTGAATGTTAAATCTATTTACAAAATCCTTTAATAAATCTACAACTGAAACTTCATCACCCTGAAGGTTTTTGCCCCTTAGAAAGGGTTTTACCCAAGGTTTAGGTATACACTTGTCCATTATCTCTAATGAGTCTGTATCTACATAAACATTAAAGTCTTTTAGTTTATCTATAGTATGTTCCCACAAAGGCTTCCCTTTAAATATTCTAAAGTTTTTTTCTGGGACTCTTTGTGAGTTTTTTTTAATTGGAATGTAAATTATCATTTAAATATTTTTCTATTTTTTGCAAAGACTGCTTTACAGCCATCCACATGTCTAAATACTTGTAAGTAGCTAACCTGCCAATAAAGACTATGTTCTTTTCTTGTTCTGCCAGATTTTTATATTTTTTGTATAACTCATTAGGCTCTTTAAATGGTAATGGGTAAAAGGGTGTATTTGTTTCACTGTGTTCGACAGGGTATTCCTTTGTAATTACGGTCATAGGATCATTATGTTGGCTAAAATAGCTGTGATCATATTTTCTTGTATATTTTGTTTTTTTTGTATTTTGATTTTCGACAAGATGCTGCATTTTTTTGTCAGAAACTTCATGCTTGAATATTAGGCTCCTGTAGGGCAATCTGCCATATCTATAGTTGTAGTATTCGTCAATTTTACCTGTGTATACAACAAGATCATAATTTTCTTTTTTCCATTCTCCTTTGTCGCAATTTAATTTTACATCAATGCCAGATATCATTTTTTTAAACATTTCTGTATAACCATTTTTAGGGATGCATTGATATTTATCGTTTTTAAACCAAGTTGGGTCTTCTAATTTAGAAGTGTCTGGAATTCTTTTTATTATTGATTTCGGTATCTCTTCAAAAGGTATACCCCACTGCTTCTCCGAATAATCTCTAAAAATATATTTTTCGATTTCTTCCACACTTAGTTCTCTGCCTATTTCTGAAATAGTTTTCTTGCTGTAAGGCAAGGATATTTTTCCAATTTCAGTTACCCCTTTTGGCTTGTAAGAAAATGGAGTCCATTCAGTAAACCTGCTTAAAAAAGAAAAAACCTCTTCATCATTTGTGTGAAAAATGTGAGGGCCATAATGATGGACTAACGTATTGCATATTAATCCATCATAGCAATTTCCTCCTATATGCTTTCTGGTTTCAAAAATCTTAACATTATGTCCTTTATCTTTTAAAGTTGCCGCTGCTGTAACTCCAGATAAACCACAACCAACAATAACAACATTCATTTTTTATTCTTCAAATTATGGAGTTTCGACTCATCGAACATTGAATTGTAAAAATTTTGCACATCAATATCTTCTTTTATAAGCTCTGTCTCTAAGCCTTTTTGTTGATACATAAGTTTAAATTCATTGTGAGACAAGTTGTTGTGTTTTAATAGGCAAGTATTTAAATCTGAATGTATTCTTGACATTGAATCCATATTGCCCTGACTTCTTGGTTCGCTAATTATACCTTCGCAATAGACATTGCTAGTAACAGCAACTTTACCTAGAAAGCAAGATTCAATTACGTTAAAATAATGGCAAGTATCCCATATTCCTCCATAGATTGTCGGCATTGGGAAAAATAAGTCCAAAACAGACTTATGAACTATTTTCATTTGATTATTCGAAAATAAAAGACTCTGAACTTTGTCATTGTTTTTTTTGGGATAATTTTTTGACTTTGAATCGCAAATTAAAACAAGTGGATTATAATCAATAAGGTCTTTTTTAATTTGATCTACTACAGTGAGTTCTGTATCGCTAATGTATTTTACATCATAATCAGTAAACCAGTAGTAATCGTAATTACTAGGACGGTTAGTGAACAAATAATTTCTATTATTCGCCCAGCTCATACCTTTATTAAAGGATAAAGCTTCAGGGTTATATTCATCATGTGTGACAAAGAAAATATCTACGTTTTCGTTTCTATGAACAAGCTTTCCTTTGGGAGAAGTTTCTAACATGCATATTTTCATAACTCGTCACTAAGGTTTGATTTTCTAAAACATTCTAATGTCGAAACCTCACTGCAATTAACTATATCAACACCATTTTTTTGAGCGAAGTTTGAAAGAGCATTCCAAGCTGGTCTATGAAAAAGCTCTGCCTGTGGAAAGTTGTAGAGATCGCCTTTTCTTTGGTAGTTACTAAAAAAATAATTTGGGTTTTCTTCTGGAGTCTTATCCATCACTAACCCAGCCCCTTGGGGTTTTGCGCCCTCAACGACTTCTTTGTAATTACAATCTGCGCCTAATAGAATAATTTTTTTATAACCCAAGCACATGCCAACTTGACAACAGTTTGCGCCTGTATTTCCTCCATAACCAAAAGTTTCAAAGTTTAAAGAAAAATCACCAATACTACCATTAAGTGGTAGTACAGTCAATTTGTCAGAGTTAGTCACCCTACTCAATAAAAAACCTCTTTCAATTGGAGATTCTTCAATAAATTTTGCATAAGCTTCAGCGTGATTATCTGTAACTCTGTAATCAAAACATCCGAAGTATTTAGGATACCAATTGTTTTCATAGCAAAACCTATAAATTCCATTCATCGCTATAACATCTTGATCTTTCAATAGGTTAAAATCTAAATCTTTAACAGATGGACCATTACAAAGAACAATTAAAGGTTTTTCTTTTTTAGCTGCCGTATTCATTTTTTAATTTTATTTAATAGAGATATAAATTCCAAACATGTATAATCAATGGTCATCTCTTTAGGTTTTTTATTGCATGATAAGTTGTTTGAATAGTAAGAATGGTCATAATGCCATACAGTATTATGTTTATCAAAACAAATTTTCTTACCAAGCTTGTTTAGCCTCAAAGAGAAGTCAACGTCTTCATTATGCTCATAACCTTTAAACATGGCGTAAAAAGGTAAGTGATTATCCCAACAAACCTGATCAAGAAGGGTTCTTTTTACTATACAAAATCCTCCAGTCTGATAAAAAATATCAGTGTCTGACTCATAATCATAGTCAACCATTCGTTGAACTGGTAGGTATACAGCTCTGTCCCAGTGTCTTTTACCATCTGGAAGAAGAATTTTATTTCCTAAAATTTCCCAATTTGGGTTTTTACTGTTATATTCTATGAAATTAGAAAACCAATCTGAAGGGAATATCATATCATCATCAAAATGAACTAGGATATCACCCTTTGAGTAGTCAGTTGCAATATTTCTTCTTTTACCCAAATACTCCACATATTCATTATCCTCAATCAAGGTTACATCTAAATCAGAGAACTGGTTAATGTTGCTCCCAACTACAATAATCTCATAGCCATCTTTTGATGAAAAATTTTTATGAACAGATTCAACAGATAAACGTAATTTATCTGGCTTGTCTCCAATACTTATGATGCAGAAGGATATAAACATGCTAATGCATGATTATATATCAAAGCTCTTCTTCTTCAACAATTTCTTGAACCTCGGAAAGGTCAGGAAGCTCACGGATGATATCATCATATTCAGCGAATCCTTCATCATCCCAGCCCCACTCGGAGAACTTCTCCTCTTCATCCCAAGCAATGACATCTTCAGAAGCCATTGAGTTCACTGGGCGTTTAGACCAAAACTTACAACTCCAATAACGTGGGGTAGTCTTGTCTTTAGCTGTATCACATTTGTGACGCGCTCTAAAATTACGACGACGATCTGGGTCGTCACGTTTGATCTCCATGTTAGGATCACCAAACTTAACCATGATCACATTGCCAGTCTTTGGATTTTTAACATAAACGCCAAACTTCTTTTTGCCACCTTTAAGTCTGAATGGCTTATTTAAAGTTTTCTTTTCTGCGTCTGTGTATTCAAGATCTTCCGTAGAATCATCCTGTTCCCACTCGTTAGCTCCAGCTTTAACCAAATCAATGTGAGCGAGATCAAAATCAATATCAGCAAAATCAATAAAAGCTTCTCCCTCACGCTCAAGATAATAATCTTCTGATCCTTTAGCTACATCTTGATCAGCAGCACGATAAGACTTCTTTACCTTACCGCCACGGACCATTTTTAGGAACATATTTACGCGAGCCATAGCCCATTGACCTCTGGTCTTACCCGGACGGTGGCTGGAAGAGAAAGCTCCAGCGCCACGACGATAAATCTTTTTAAGTTGTCCCAAGGTGACTTTCTTTGAATGCTTCTTGTTATGTTCAGCAACTTTATTTTTCAAAGACTCAACAACCTTTGCAGAAAAAGTAATAGATCCACCTTTTCCTCCAGCAGAACCTTTTTTATTTTTATCAGAACCTTTTTTGCGCTCTGATGGTTTTGCAGGGGTTTGCGCTCCACTTTTGGGTCCACTACGCCTTGCAGCTTCAGTTTGCTCCAAAAATTCTTTGATTTTCTTAGAAAAGTCCAACTCCATGGTATTTTTCTTTACACTTATTTTAAATATAAATGAAATTAACCTTCACAAGATTTGCATTCCATCAAGGATCTTGCCAGTTCTTGGCTTGGATTAGCACTTCTTTGATAGTAAAAGCCTTTCAATCCACTCTCCCAACCAAAAATCATAAGCTGATTTACTTCTTTTAGATTAGCTTTGGGCGCAATCATAAGATTTAAAGATTGTCCTTGATCAATATATTTCTGTCTTTGAGCAGCTTGAATAACAATCTCTTTCTGAGTGATCTCTCCAAATGTTTTGAAAACACCTTTCTCATCTTCACTAAGGAAAGATAAGTGTTGAACAGATCCTCCAGTCTCAAGGATGCTCTTCCATACCTCGTCAGTATCCTTACCCTTTTCAGCTAAGAGAGTTTTAAGATATGGATTCCTGTAAGTGAACTTACCTTTAGCGAGATTCTTGACGAAGTAGTTAGAGTTAAGAGGCTCAATAGATGGAGACACTTGACCCAAAATAAAAGAACTACTTGTAGTTGGGGCAATAGCTAGAGTTGTGGTATTTCTACGACCGTAACCTTCACAGTAGAGAGGTTCACCTAAAACAGTTGCTAATTCTGCTGTGGCTTTGTCTGCCCTACTACGAATAGTTTTCCAAATTAAACTATTCTGCATTTTAGCCTCCATGCTTTCAAAGCTAATCATTTTACTTTGAAGGTAAGAGTGCCAACCCAGCACACCCATACCCAAAGCTCTGTGGCGCTTGGCAAAGTTATGAGAAGACTCCATGAACGGAATATTTTCTGTTTTTAGGATATACTCCTCCATAACCGCATCAAGGAACATCGCTAAAGTCTCAATAGCATCAGTCTCTACAATCTCATCCCAATGAACCATGTTAAGAGACGACAAGCAACAAACAAAAGACTCATCTTCCTTGGATGGTAAAGAGATTTCATTACAAAGATTGGAAGCATAAATCTTCATACCTTTATCTTTGTAGCAATCAGGAGCTTGGTTATTCGCGGCATCTTGGAAGAACAAATATGGATAACCAGTCTCAAATCTTTTTTTAATGACTGAAGCCCAAATTTGACGCTTCTCAGAGTCTCCACCAATCATTGATTTCATCCATTCGTCTGTAACAGTTACAGCAAAAGACATTTCTTGAATTGGATTACCTTCACTACGAATACGAAGAAACTCTTTTACGTCTGGATGTT